GGAACTGGAGAAATCCAAGTAGCTGCGGGTACGACGGCACAAAGATCAGGCTCTCCTGCAACGGGCATGTTCAGGTATAACACAACTCTTGCTCAGTTTGAGGGATACAACGGGACGATCTGGGGCTGTATTGGCGGAGCACAAGCAGGTGGTGCAATTCAAGTCAATAACACTACAGCATCAGTTAGCTATACCATCGCAACAGGCACAAACGGTTTTTCAGTCGGCCCAATCACAACAGCATCTGGAGTTAGCGTCACGGTCGCGAGCGGTCAACGCTGGGTAGTAGTGTAATATAAAGGATTAATATGAGTTCAATTGCATCAGGAACAACTACCACTACCGCTTTGGTATATACGGCAGATACAACAGGCAATTTGGTATTGCAGACTAACGGCACGACTACTGCGGTAACAATAGGTACAAATCAAGTTGCTACTTTTGCAAGTGGAATAGCTTTAAATGGTGCGACTGCGGCAGGAGGGGGATCTTCAATAACTTTACCTTCTGGATACGCTTATTCTTGGGCAGGTGGCAATGATTATTTGACTGTTAATACATCAAGCCATTTAATGTCATTTGTTACAAATGGCACTACCCAATTAAATTTAGACACCTCTGGTAACTTAGGATTAGGAGTTACTCCTACTGCGGTTGCTAGTTATCGTGTATTAGATATGAGTGGCGTTTCTGGCGGATATCTATCTTTACAAGTCAGTGGCACAGAAACTGCAAACGTATACGGAAATACAGGCGGGTTATCTTTAACTGCGGTTGGATCAAAAAATATTGCTTTTTGGAATAATGGTGTAAACACCATGACACTAGATAATAGTGGTAATTTGTTGGTTAACACTCCAAGTCAGTTAAATAGCGGAAAAGTCTGCATTGTTTTCAATGGTTCAGGCACTAATGGCTTAACCATGCAGACAACTTATGGTTCTACTGGTAGTGTTTATTTAGGTTTTTATAACTCAGCAAACACTTTGGCTGGTTATATTTCTCAAAACGGAACTACAACAGTTAACTATGTCACATCGTCTGATGCACGTTTAAAGACAAACATTGTTGACGCTGATTCAGCAAAAGCAAAAATTGAGTCCATCAAGATTCGTAAGTTTGACTGGGTTTCTGGCGAACATCAAGATTTCGGTGTTATTGCACAAGAATTGTTTGAAGTTGCACCAGAAGCTGTAAGCGTTGCACAGACAGAAGAACAACTTTGGGGTGTTGATTACTCTAAATTGGTTCCATCGCTCATTAAATATGTGCAAGAACAACAAGCAATCATTCAAGAACTATCAGCAAAAGTAACAGCTCTAGAAGCAAAGGTAGGAGCATAACAAATGTCATCAAATCTTATTACCGCAGACAATGGTGTTAGTTCTGGCGTTACTGGAATTACGCAATCAGCAGGGAGCGATGGAACCTTACAGCTTCGCACAACTTCTTCGGGCGGCAGTGCAGTAACAGCACTTACGCTAAACAACTCCCAACAAGCAACCTTTGCTAATACGATTAACGTACCTAATACATTTGGGTTTAAGAACCGTATTATTAATGGTGCGATGGTTATTGATCAAAGAGATGCTGGGGCAAGCATTACTCCTACAACATCTAATACATATTGTGTTGATAGATGGTCAAACTATATTTCACAATCAAGTAAATATTCAATTCAACAAAATGCAGGCTCTGTAACACCGCCAGTAGGTTTTAGTAACTATTTGGGTGTAACTTCTTTATCTGCTTATTCTGTTGGAGCAAGTGATTATTTTCTTCTAATACAAAATATTGAAGGCTATAACATTGCAGATTTAGGGTGGGGGACGGCAAACGCTAAAACAGTTACTTTGTCATTTCAAGTTTATTCTAGTTTAACTGGCACATTTGGTGGCGCATTAAAAGGTGCGTCAGGAACAGTTTATTCATATCCATTTACCTATTCAATATCATCGGCAAATACTTGGACAACAATTTCTATTACCATACTTGGACCAACATCAGGAACTTGGACATCAAATAATACAACTGGTATTCAACTTTCATTGGGATTAGGTGCAGGTTCTTCATATGCAGGAGCCGCAGGTTCTTGGCAATCTGGAAGTTACTATTCAGCTACTGGCGCAGTCAGCGTAGTCGGCACAAACGGAGCAACCTTCTACATCACAGGCGTTCAACTAGAAGTAGGAACCCAAGCAACATCTTTTGATTATCGTCCTTATGGTACTGAGTTGGCTTTGTGTCAGAGGTATTATTATAGTTTTTATGCGGGAGATACCATAGGTTACAGTATTAATACGACTCTAGCTGTTGTAGGAATTCCTTTGCCGTCAACTATGAGAGTTGGCCCATCTTCATTGACAATAACTCCATCTAATTTCAATTATTTTAATGGCTCCAATTCATTGACTGTACCTTCTGCAATAGGATTAGATGCTTACACTAATACATATATTGGATTAGTTGTAACAACAACTGGTTTAACTGCAGGTCAAGGGGGAAGACTTGCTAGTACAGGATCAACCCCATCATATTCAGTTGGCTTAAGTGCGGAGTTATAAATGTACACCCTTTATCAAAATACAAAAAATCAAACTATGGCTTTATTTACAAATCAAAATGGTTCTGTAACTAGCTTTGGTTTTGATATAAACAACACAGACTACCAACAATTCAAAAAAGAATTGGCAAATGGTGTGGAATTAAAAGATGCAGATGGTAATCAAATGACACCTGAGCAAATCACAACATTCTTGGAGACTTTACCATGACAACAGTTATTGGGGGATCAGCCCCATCAATTACGTTTAGTGACTCAACAACACAGTCTACTGCGGCTTTGCCTTTAACGGGCGGATCAGTATCTGCTGATATAACTGTACACGGACTAACAGTAGGTTTAGGTGGTGCTAGTGGTGCTGCAAATACAGCTTATGGAGTTAGTGCTATACCTATCGCACCAAACTCAGGCGTAGTTGCTATTGGAAATAGTGCTGGTAAATTATTTAATACATCCAGCGATACAGGTCAATCTACTTTTGTTGGATATTTTGCTGGTGCTTCTTGTGTTTCAGGAACAGATAACACTTTTGTTGGCGGTAGTGCAGGAACAAATACAACTGGTTCAAAAAATACTGCTTTAGGAAGTCAGGCGCTTCAATTAAACACTTCAGCATCTAACAATACAGCAGTAGGTTATCAGTCTCTTTATACCAATACAACTGGCGCACAATTAGCTGCGTTTGGTCATACCGCTTTATATTCAACAACAACAGCAACGGCAACTGTAGGGCTTGGTCATCAAGCTGGTTATGGAAATACCACAGGTTCTAATAATACTTTTGTTGGCGATACTGCCGCATATTCAAATTCAACAGGCTCTTACAACACGGCAATCGGTTCAAACGCACTTCAAGCCAACACCACAGCATCTAACAATACAGCAGTAGGGTATCAAGCTTTATATACTTTAAGCACGGGAAATAATACTGCCATTGGTTATGGTGCTCTTTATGGCGTTTCTGGAGGTAGTGGTGGTTCAACAAATGTAGGTGTTGGATATAACGCAGGTTCAAATATTAACAGTAATGCAAGTTACGTTGTTTGTATTGGTCCTAATACTCAACTCAATAATGGTTCAGATAATACAGAAATAATACTTGGAACAAATCCAAGTGCAAATGTGACAGGAAAAGGTGGTAATACTTTTTTTGTTTATGCCAATAATTCTGGAACATCTGCTACTGGAGGCTCTTATTACAACGGAGCAAATTCATCTTCTTGGTCAACAACTTCAGATGGTCGAATTAAAGAAAATATTGTTACGATTGCAGATGGATTAACGCCAATACTTGCACTTCGTCCGGTATCATTTGATTACATAGTTAGCAAACAAAAAGATGTATCTTTTATCGCTCAAGAATATCAAACAGTATTTCCAGAGCAAGTAGTTACTCATTCAGCCACAAAAGAAGAAGCGGAAGTAGCTGGAACGGACACTATATTTGGATTGCAAAAGAATCTTGACCCATATTTGGTTAGAGCAATTCAACAATTAAATGCACTTGTTACAGAACAAGCAACAGAGATAGCCGCACTTAAAGCTAAGGTGGGCGCATGAACACACTCATCACAACCCTAAAGTCAAAACAAGTCCTATGGGCAATAGTTATTGCCATACTCTCAGTATTGCAGGGCTTCGTCATGGAGCTATCCCTAACTCCTATCCATCAAATGATAGTGGGTTGTATAATTTCTGTGGTCGTAGTGTTGCTACGATTTATTGAAACTCCACAAGGAAACTAAAATGCAAAACATCACTTTATCTGTTCAGACAATTAACGCAGTCATGGCTTACTTAGGAACAAAACCGTTTCAAGAAGTATTCCAGATTATCGAGGCCGTGCAAAAGGAAGTAAACGCACAGCAACCCCCACCAGAAGCTCCTAAAGCTGATTAAACATGTATGGGATTTCCGCTTTTGCCCAGTCACCTTTCGCTGCGCTTGGCGGGAACTACTATCCCTTTTCGATTAGTGAGAATGTAAACCCTGCCGAATCTTACGTTGTAACTGCCGCATTTGCGGTTAGCCAGACTGAAGCCTTTACATCAAATAATACAGACGCTGAGATAGATGTATTTTACGAGGGCATAGTCGAAAACGTAGGGTCGGCAGATTCTAATTCTCAGTCTTCTCAGTTCTTCTTCTCGAATGCCGAGGGCACAACGGTTGGCGATGCTGAATCTATCCTTGCCCAGTTTGCCGCAGCGCAATCAGAAAATACCACCAGCGCCGACTCCTACGTCGTTAATGCCCAGTTCAGTACAAGCCGCACCGAAAACCTTAGCAGCGCCGATTCAAGCTCGCAGGCCAGCGCTTTCTTAGAGAGCATAGCCGAGGGCGCAGTTATTGCGGATTCTCAAATGTTTGCTGCGCAGTTTGCCGCGTCTATCATAGAGGTGCTGACCAGCAACAACACCGACTCCGAGATTGATGTGTTTTACGAGGGTATTGTCGAGGCAATATCATCCGCAGATGTTATCCAGATTGGCTCAGCTTTCTTCTTTAACCCGATAGAAGACTCAGGTCTTGCCGATACGCCGACAACTTCGTTTAACTATCCTTTATCGCTTGTAGAGAATACAACACTTGCCGAATCATTCAATACCAGCGCCCAGTATCTTGTGTTGATTGCCGAACCTTTGAGTATACTGGACAGCAACATTACTGGTGGTTGGAACACGATTGACGACACACAAGTACCCAATTGGGGCGGCCTAACAGTTACAATTACGGGATACGGCATTTTTGGAGATTTCTTGTTTGGTATGGCGCCAATTTCAGGATCTTTGACCAACGTAACGTTTTCTAATGTTATTCCTGGCGCAACGCCGATTGTAACGTGGCAAGATATTGTAGACACCAACACACCAAGTTGGGTATTTATAAACGACTCACAATAAGGACACACCATGTCAAGCACTTATTCACCCAATCTACGCATTCAGTTAATGGGCACAGGCGATCAAGCCGGTACGTGGGGCACAACCACCAATGTAAATCTTGGCGGGATTATTGAAAACGCCATTTCCGGGTATACAAATGTGAATGTAATTTCTACAGACCAAGCTTTTACGTATGCGTATGGTTTGTCAGATTTATCAGCAAATCAATCAGGAGCGGCAGTAGTGCATATAGCATCTGCTACATCAAATAGTAATGTGTATGCTCCGCCAAACCCAAAAACATACATTGTTTTTAATGACACCGCTTATTCAATAATAATTTACAATTCAACGGCTATAGGAAACACAACACCTAGCGGGTTTGGCGTGACTATTCCAGCAGGACAAACAATTTTAGTTTACTCAAACGGTTCAAGTTTTTATGCAGTGAACAGTCTAACAACTAATAATTTAACAGGTACAACACAATATTCAATTCCTTATCAATCAGCCTCTGGTACAACTACATTTTTAAGTCCTACTACCGCGGGTTATCTTTTAAAAACTAATAATACAGGCTCCGCCCCTAGCTGGGTTGCTCCTTCTACTTTAACTGTTGGCACGGCTACAAATGCCACTACTGCAACTAATTTAAGCGGCACCACGCAATATTCACTTCCATATCAAAGCGGATCAGGATCTACAAGTTATATAGCGCCTGGAACTAATGGATATGTTTTAAGAAGCTTTTCAACTTCAGGTGCTCCGTATTGGGATTCTGCATTAAATTTATATGCCGGTGGTGTTAATGTAAACAATGGCGTGGTTAGCAACAATTATTCTTTGGCTCTTATAACGGCTGGAGGGGGTGGTACACAAGTAGTGTATGCAGGGACAACTGGAGCATATAACCCTTATACCAATGTTTTGAGTGTAGCAGGAATAAATGTAAGTGGTACAGCGTATTCAAACAACCAGGTATTGGTTTCTTCTCCAAATACAAATACTGCTGGTACGGATGGTGGGTGGATTACATTTACACCTGTTTTGGCAGGGTCAAATGGAGGTGTAACTTTTACATATTCCGCAAATGCTCAGCAAGGTAGATATTTGGTAATGGGTAATATGGTGTATGTACAAATATATATTGGGTGGACTGCCGCTAGTGCAACAACAGATCAGTTAGTAATTAATAATTTACCCCTAACAGGATCTGCATTGCCGTCTGGATGGGGTAATATTTATAACGGGTTTGGTTTGTTGCAATGTAGCCATGCAGTTTCTTATGGCCTTCAGTTATTTCCAGTAGTTTTAAATGGGGGTAATAAGTTATATTTATATGCTCCTAATGGAAGTTATCCTCTCCAAGGCAGCAGTACATCTAATTTTAATGCTGGTGTTACCATAAGTTCAACAGGTTTTGTTTATGGTTGTTTTTCTTATTCAACAAGTTAAGCCGATTACAAATTTTAAATAGGAATTTAAAAATGTCACAAGTAAATTCTTGGATCTGGACAATTACATCAATGCAGCAATTACCTTCTGGAAGTAATGCAGGTTATGTTGTTAGTGCAAATTGGACGTTAACTGGGTCAGACGGATCGCAAACCGCCAGCACACAGGGCTATACACAATTTCCAATAATAGCCTCAAAACCAGGATTTATTCCTTATTCTCAGCTTACTCAATCAATTGTAGTTGGATGGATTCAAGAATTATTAGGCGCAACCGGCGTTGCTATTTACTATTCAACCGTGCAAGATCAAATTAACAAATTAGAAAGTCCACCAATTGCTTCTGTGACGCAGCCTCTTCCGTGGGTAACCGCTTAAAAGCATGGATCCATTTACTCTTGCAATGATGGCTATTGGGGCGGTAAAGTCCGGTGTAGCCATGTACAAGGAGGCTAAGTCAGTTGGCAAAGAAGCTATTGAAGTGATCACAGAAATTTCCGATGGCCTTTCTTCTTTTTTTGAACACCAGGAAAAGGCGATTGAACATGTTAAAGAAATTGAAAAGAATCCACCTAAAGGTAAAAGTTTACAAGCCATTGCGCTTGACAACGTCCTAAGACGTAAGAAACTGGAGCAAGCAGAGGCGGATTTAAGAACAATGCTAACCTGGGAAGCACCGCCAGAATTAGGCGCTTTGTGGTCTGATTTCGAGAAAGAACGTGCAAGGCTCATGGCAAAAAAAGATAGCTTTGACAAAGCTCAAAAAAAAAGGATGCAAATGAGGCCAGAGAACGTAAAAGAAAACTGGATAACCTGCAATACAAGTTGGTTCTTTGCGCTTGCATAATTGTATTTATGCTTGCTTGTGTGGGGTTAATGTTTTATATTAGGCAAGATTATTTGTATAGAAGACAAGAAGAGTTGTGGCATATTGAGTTTAAGAAGAACTTTTTGGAAGATGGCAAAGAGCTTGAGTGTTATAAGATATTTAGGCAAACGGGCTACTTGCCCAGATACTGTAAGGAGTGAATCATGGATTGGTTAAAAAGCATAGCCCCTACCATAGCAACAGCAATTGGTGGTCCGCTTGGAGGCTTGGCATACGAAGCTGTATCTAAAGTATTGGGTGTATCTCAAGACGATGCGCAAAAGATGCTTACAGACGGTAAGTTATCGTCCGATCAAATAGCACAAGTTAAGGTTGCAGAGCTTGAACTAAAGAAAACTGAAGAACAATTAGGTCTTAACTTCGAACAATTAGCGGTTGAGGACCGGGCGTCTGCTAGACAAATGCAAATAAACACGCATTCATTTTTAGTTCCAACCCTTGCATTAATCATCGTTTCTAGCTTTATAGCAACAATATTTGGCACATTAATGGGTTACTCGCATATTGAGTCCGCTATGGCAGGGACGCTTGTAGGTTATTTGTCAGCCAAGGCCGAACAAGTTGTAGCTTTTTATTTTGGCTCCTCAGCAGGGTCTCAGCGCAAAGATGAAATGATTCATAACTCAACACCAATGGGGCAAAAATGATTAACTCAAGAGACTTAAATGACCTACTTCCAGAAGTTAAACGCAGGGTTGAAAATTTTATTAAGGCTTGCCAACATTCTGGCATTGACTTGTTGGTTACATCTACATATCGGGATAACGAAAGCCAGGCTGCTTTGTATGCGCAAGGTCGTACAGCTGCGGGCAAAATTGTCACTAACGCACGAGCAGGAGATTCTTTTCATAACCATCGTTGTGCTGTGGATGTTGTGCCTCTGGTTAGTGGCAAACCGGATTGGGATGGAAGCCATCCCGTATGGACTGAAGTAGGTAGACTTGGACAAGAAAATGGTTTAGAATGGGCTGGAAATTGGGTGCATTTTAAAGAACTAGCCCATTTTCAATACACTGGTGGTCTAACTATTGCCCAACTTAAGGAAGGCGCAATTATTGCGTAATGAGTAATGCCATTAACAAAACTAGAATTTAGACCCGGTGTTAATAGGGAAGCCACCACGCTTGCCAATGAAGGGGGCTGGTTCGACGGTAATAATGTGCGTTTTCGCTCCGGCTACCCCGAAAAAATAGGGGGTTGGGTTGCCGATACTGGCGCTGACGCTTCTACTTTACAGCCCCCCGCTAATCCTACAGGATATAACACTCCTTCATTTTGGGGGATTTGTCGTAACTTATGGGCATGGTTGAACTTAGCTGGATACAACTTACTTGGTCTTGGAACTAACTTAAAGTACTATATTCAAAACGGTATTGGTGGGCAGTTTAATGATGTTACTCCTATACGTTTAACAACGTCAAATACTATTGGTTTTACTATTCTTGCCAAATCGGCTACTACTACCACACTTACCGCACAAGATCCAAACACTTTTTCACAGGCGGGGGACTTTGTAACATACGCAAATATTTTAGGTGTCTTGTACGATTCAGGTCTAACCGCCGCTGTGCTAAATCAAGAGTTTCAAATCCAATCCGTATCGGGTAGTTCTAGTTACGTTATTATTGTTAATGCAGTTTCATCTCAAGCTGTTGGCACAGTTTTAATTCTTGGTGTGGGTGCAACACCCATAACAGCGGCGTATCAACTTACAACAGGTTCTGCTGTATATACAGCAGCCGTAGGTTGGGGCGCAGGAGGTTGGGGCGGATATAACGGGGGAGAATTTTTAACAACGCTATCAACCAGTATTTCTGCATCTGGCGCGGTTAGTACAATAACTGTTGCATCAACTACAGGGTTTGTTGCAGGTTCAACGGGTTCTCCCGGTGTTATTTGGATTGGTACGGAAGGGTTTACTTACACGGGCGGTGGGGGCGGGGGCACAACTTTTACAGGTGTTACACGCGCGTATCAAAATACACCGCAAACTGCACACGCAAGTGGGACCACAGTTTATCAATATCCAACAACAGGAACATTAGCCTCAACTGGATGGGGTTTAGCCGCACCAGCGGGTTTAGGTGTTGGCGTGCAACTTAGGTTATGGTCATCCGCTAATTATGGGCAAGACTTAATCATTAACCCAAGTGGGGGCGCTTTATACTATTGGGCCGTTGCGGCAGACCCTTCCGTATATAACCGTGCTTTGATTATGAACTCAAGCACAACAATCACACTTGCTAGTGGAGCGACATTTACACCTGACACAACCTGTCCTAGTTTGGTTAATTTTGTATTGGTGTCTGATGCTTCAAATTTTGTAATTGCTTTTGGTTGCAATGATCCGTCCGGTACAACAACCAGTTCGAAACTTGACCCGATGTTTATTCGTTGGTCTGCTCCAGAAAATGCAGGTGTATGGTTACCCAGTATCACTAGTCAAGCGGGCTTTTATCGTTTGTCTCAAGGTTCACAAATCGTAACTGCTATTCAAACACGTCAAGAAATTTTAGTTTTGACGGATTCCGCTATTTACAACATGCAATATTTGGGGCCACCGTATGTTTGGGGCTTTCAAATTATGGGCGAAAACATATCTATTATGGGACCCAACGCCATAACAACAGTAAATAATGTTACTTACTGGATGGGGTACAACAAATTCTATGTATACACAGGCACAGTTTCAACACTCCCCTGCGCTGTGCGTCAGTTTGTTTTTGATAATCTTAATACAGATCAATCTTCGCAGGTGTATGCGGGTACTAACGAAGCGTACAATGAAATTTGGTGGTTTTATTGTTCCGTAACAGGTACAAATGCGGATGGCACCCAAGGTTCTGGTACACCGGCTAACCCTAATAATTTAATGGATCGTTACGTAGTGTATAACTATTTGGATCAAACTTGGTACTACGGCGGAATGCCAAGGTCTTCTTGGTTATATACACCCCTGCGCCAAACACCTATTTCTACGCCTTACGGCACAACTTCTGGTACAGCGGGTTCTGGTGCATCTTATGGCGGTTTGTTGGTGTATCAAGAAAACGGAGTAGACAACGGCATTACTACACCCCCTTCTGCTATTACTTCTTACATACAAAGCGCTGATTTTGATATTGGGGACGGTAATAACTTTGGTTTTGTATGGCGTTGCATACCAGACATAAACTTTACGGGTTCGTATGTTAATCAACCCAATGTCACAATGACGTTTTTACCCCGACAATTTACAGGTTCTGCGTATGGGGTTAGTAATAACCCTAACATTACTAGCACACAAAACTACACACAAAAACGAGAGTACATTGTCCAACAATTCACCCCCCAAATTTATGTGAGAGCGCGGGGTAGGCAAATGTCTATGGTTGTGGGGTCTAACTCTACAGGCGTTGCTTGGCAATCGGGTACAAACAGGTTAGATATCAGGCCGGATGGGAGAAGATAATGGCACAAACAAATGTTGTAGCCCCACGCCTACCTGCTGCGCCTGTACAATATGACCAGCAATTTATGCAACAACTCTTAAATATTTTGCGTTTGTATTTTGCTCAGTTGGATAATGCAGGTCCGATTGCAGGAGCATCACAAAATATTGGTTTGCCTAACGTTGTTTCTGGTTTAAATTTTAGTCAACCAACACCTAACACAAACCCAATTACATATCAAGCCAGTTTGCCAACGCAAGCCGATTTGTCCAACCTTCGTAAAGGCGACGTGTATTATGACACAAGCGCCAGTAATGTTTTAAAAATTAAAGTTTAAGGGGAACGCTATGAGCGGTGGTGGATTAAGCGATAAAAATATGGGCGAACTTGCCCTCCTTGGCGTTGTTGGTGCAATGACCGGTGGAGCGGGCGATGCTGCACTTTTAGGTACAGGCGAAGCGGGGGCAGCTGCAGGTGTTGGTGCTGCGGATGCAGCCGGTGCAGGAGCAGCCGGTGCAGGAGCAGCCGGTGCAGGAGCAGCAG